GACCAGCGGAGCATGGCCTGCGGATCGTCGCCTTGGCCGTCGTTCAGGCCAACGCCTGTTTCGCACTCAAGCTGCAAGCTATGGTTTGCTGTACGTGTGAGATTGTTTTGGCCTGTCGGCAGCGCGCGCCACGACCGCAACCAACGCTGCGCTATATTGTTGTCTTCAAAAACATTTAGTTCAAACGTGTAGATGTTGCCGTTAGCGTAGTCACCTACGATGATATTGCCTTGAAAGTTACACTGGCAGTTGCTGCGATGGCGTGAGAATGCACCGCTAACGCCAGAAGGTGTAAGCGGCAACGCTATGTAGAATGCGCCGTCATAAAACGCTTCGCCGTAAAACGCACCTTCACCCGGCGCAATGGCAGAGTAAGACGACCGCTGGTGCCATGCGCCAGTGGCGGCGTCATACACCCACGTTTCATCTGCGGAAGGAAACGACAGGACGTAGAACGCATGGCCGTCCTGCTGGTAGGTGTAGCCTATAGCGTCGCTCATGGTTAGGTAGTTTTGGATTTGCCATTCAATTGCGTGCGTTGATATGCGCTGCGCGCTATAGCCAGACGCACGATAAATGATGCCTTGGCCGCGCGCGTCAGCGCCCAACCAGAACACAGTGTTGTCCATTTTAGCGATAGACGCTGGTGCCGCGCAACCGATTTCGTTGAACGCACCTTGGATTGGTGACAGCGGGAAATCTATACCACCAGAGTTGTACCACACTTCTGTCGAGTCGGTGCCAAACACCCAACATTCGCGGTGATCTACCAACAGGCCCACAACGCCGTCAGGGCTACCTTCGGCGCTGGCAAACTCCAACGGGTCAACTTCAAAACCGTCGTAAATTTGCGTTACCCAAATTCGCTGACTATCTGGTTCGTTAAACACAAAATAGCCATCTAAGTACGCAACAGTAGCCGCGCCCGGAAAGTCAGGGTCGGTGATTTGCGTAAACGTGTTGGTTGACTCAGTGTAAATGTATGCGTCAGGATTGCAGGCAAAGAAAATCTGCAAACCGTTGTCAGCAATAGATACAGGGCCGGTGCCAGTTACGTCGCCCAGTTTAACAGGTGTTCCGGTCAGGCTGGACAGTTTGTAGACTTCAAACCCTGATACAACGTAGAAATCAGTGCCTTGCGTTTGGTGCGCCCACAGCCCGCGGATCGGGCCATCGCCAATAGTTTGCTGAAACTGCAAGCCGGGGCAACGCTGGATAAACGCAGGCTCTATGCCGCCTTCTGGCACCACTTCTGGGAACAAGTTTATCATGCGCGCGTTGGCAGCGTTTATTGAACGGGCCACATACGCGCTGCCCAGTATGGGCGTCTTCATTAGTAGTTTCCTGCAAAAATGTTATACCGCTGGCGCGATGCAATAAGGCTGTATGGCATCGACATGATGTCATCAGGATTGTTGATGCGCTTCAGGTTGCGCTTGGAATACATAGCTATGCGCTGAACTTGTGGCGACGGTTCTTCGCCAAACTCAGGTGCTAGTTCGCACGCTAGGTTATAGCGGAACGCACGCAGATAACCGGGCGGGAACGAAAGGACTGTGTCAAGCGTTGCTGGCTGTGTCAGTTCTTCAACCGAAATGAAATGCCATTCTAAGTCGCGCGTGGGGCGCGGGTAGATAAACATTTCAATGTCAGGATACGTCATGTTGGTAAAGATAACTTGCGGGAACGTAGAGGACACGGTCTTGACCGCGATGCCATCATACTGCTGCTGGTTAATCATTTTAATGCCGTAGCTAACGCCACTGCTAGGGTCTTTGAAATATGTAGCGTCATCCAGCAAGATAGGACGGTTGCCAACAAAGTCGCCGGTTGGCCCAAGCGTGCGGCTAAGTACGCCAGAAGGCCATGTGAAGACTTGGTCTTGTGTCGAGAAGACAGCGAGGCGCTCAGTGTTCCAGCTATCAATCATCTGGTTCATGGCGCGCAGTGCGTCCTGCGACGTTTCAGCCGATGGAGTTTCGCCTTCTGCCAGAACACCTAGAAGTCTAAGCGAACCGTTGATTGTTTCACCAGCCGTAGCCATGCCAAAATCCCCATAAAATTTTTAAAAATGGACGGCCCGAAAGCCGTCCAAATTATTTACGAACAGTGAATGATAGCAAAGTTAATCACTACTGCTTCTGATAGCGAACCGCCAGAAATGTTGCGTAGGCTGATGCTGACAGAGCCAGCAGCCAGCGAGTTAGCAAACACGTTGTACGATCCAGCGGTTGCTTGACCACCAGCGATAGTCAGAATAACAGTGTCATTTGCAGAAATGAAGCTGTTAGTCAGCGTGAACGTAGCGTTAGTGGCAGTAGCCAAAGACGCGTTGTTCATCGTAATAACGCCTGCTGGCTTGTTCAGTGTAACGCCAGTAGACTTGCTGGTAGCCTGCGTAACGGTGCCTTGACCAGCGGCGGTGTAACCGATTTGCTCATCAGCCAAGATAAATTGTGCGCCAATAATATCTTGGTCGAGGAAAGCAACACCAATAGATTTGTTGTTAGCCATTAGTTTTCTCCTGAAAAGGATGCCCCGGCATAAAGCCGGGGCAAACTTATTAGCCAGCGATGCGGTACAGATTGTACGTAGTGTCGCTTGTCTTGACAGCGCGGAACAGTACGCTCTTAGAAGCAACGCCTGCGCCTGAACCAACCAAGGTCCAGCCGGTGCCTACTACGATAGTAGGAACGCCAGTGCTGGTAGCAACCAAAGCAATATCAAATGCTGAGTTTGTCTTTGCGCTGCTGATGGTTGCATTAACAATAGCAACCGTAGGGAGTGTAAGGTCGGCTGCACTTGCAGAAGTGTAGACAACCAGACCACCGCCCAAATCGGCAGCAGTTAGGGTAGCTGCTACGGTGTATGCAGTAGCAACAGGGGACGTGGTCAGGTTAACTTCGGTGAGGTTGCCGTCACCGAGTTGATAGCCGCCAGCGCCATTAGGTAAAGTAGGCATATTAAAAATCCTTTAAGATAGTTGGCCCCCGGCGAACCGAGGGCCGGTATTAAATTAACCCCACATCCGAACAGCCATCTGTGGACGGATTGTGCTGTAACCGTACAGAACGTCAATACGGCAAGGCATACGGTCGTTGTTGATGTCGTACTGACGAACAACGCGCAAGCTGATGCCGTTATGCACCTGACGCGAAGCCATATCTACACCCTGTGGGAGCAGAAGATCGGCGGTTGCGAAGGTGATAGCGTCCTTGTGGTATACAAGGTTCTGCGGATATGCCGTTGAAGCCGTACCAACAAAGATAATTGCTTGGCTGGTAGCCGGCAGTGAGTTGACAGTAGCAAGTGCCTGCGTAGCCGAGTAGATCGGTGCAACAGTGAGGTTGCCTGCGCCAGAAGCGTTGAGCGTGACATCAGCCAAAACAACGAACTGGAACAACGAACCTGTGCTTTCACGGGTCTGTGGGTTAACAGAGAAGCAAGCATCTACAGTGAAAACGTCGCCAGCCTTAACCGTTGTCGATGCGCCAGCGCCGGTGATGGCGATGGTGGTTGCACCTTCAGTAGTAACAGCCGCCGAAGTCGTGCCGCCAGTTGCAGTACGCGAACCAACGGTAAACTGCTTGATTGACTGCGACATATTGATTTCGTCGTAGCCAAGTACGCCTGTACCCATCATGCCGTTCTTGAACTGCTTGCTGATCGTGTCGGTTGGGTTGAATAGACCCTTCAGACCTTCAACCAAACCAGCGTTAGCGGCTGGGTTAACAGTTGCATAGCGTGGCGACATTACAGCAGCATTTTCGTTGAGCTTCTGCTGTGCAGCAAGAAGAACAGCCGAAGTAGCTGGCGTAGTGCCGGGCGTGCCAACAGTGTTACCAATGGTCAAGAACGAGTTAGCAACGTCAGCGTCGATGCTGGCAGCAAGCTGCGAGATACGTGGCTTGAGAACGCGGTCTGCGAAATCGTCAAGCTGCATCGTCAATTCAGCAGTCGTGAAGTTGACGCCGATGTGCTTCTGGGTGGAAACAGCAAGAGTTGTGAACTGCTCGTTGTCATCCTGTACCTGAAGGGCTGCGCCGTCAGTTACAAGCGCACGGTCTGGAAGACGGATACGCAGGGTTGAGCCAATTTTAGCACCTTCGACAGCAAAGCTATCGTCGTACTGGCGGTTTACGTTACGAGTAAGCACGAGGTTATTCTCTAGAATTTCTAGAGCCTTCCGCGTGATCATATCAATTGTTAAAATCGAGTTAGACATGGTAATAATCCCAAATTATCTGTTGCGTTGTGCCTCGTACTTCTTGATCTGCCGCATACGTTCTGCTTCGATCCATTCCGACGTAGTCATTGACTTAGTCGAACGAGGATCAGTTGTGTCAAACTGGTTTGACCCAGTAGAACGTGCTGTGACAGGCGCAATCGGAGCCGGGGCGTTTGAAGTTCTTTTAACCGGCGGATTTGAGGACAATGAAGCCTCAAGTTTTCCAATTTCTTTTGCCTGCAAAATTGGCGCTAGACGGGCAATACGATCAGCTTCTTTCGGATTAGAGCCGAGATAATATAGAACGTCTGGGCCTGCGTCTGACGCTTGGATGCTTTGCGCCATGAAATCCGTAATAGGAAGGTTGGGATTGTATGCGACTTGTTCAAAGTCATCATACCTGTCCCGCGCTGCCTCTTCTAGATCATGGTAGGCATCCTGCATTTCAGCTTGCTGACGGGCAGTATCTCGCCGTGCCAGCAATTCTTCAGCTTTACGTTCGGCCAAAACCTCTGCGTAATCTTCATATGTCTCAAATTGATCAGGGGTAATATCATAGCCTGCTTGCTGGCGGGCTTGGACTTCCTCTGCTCTTTGAGCCTGTTCGCGCTCCCATTTGCGCTGTTCTCTTGCGAGGCGCTTGCCAACAATTGCGTCAAGTTCTTCTTGTGTGAAGGACTTATTTGCTTCCTGTTCAGCAGGCGTTTCCGGCGTCGTGTTTTCTACAGGCTCGATTGCTGCCGTGGCTTCGAGTTCTGGCGCGGAGGCATCCGCTACGTTGGGGACTGTTTCGTCCATGTTTAACTCCTATGGAGTTCCTGATGTGCCGCATCAGTACGGTTTTCTGAGTAAGGTTTACTCGTAAAAAATGCTTGCCTTGGGTGTTGTGCCGCCAAGAACGACATACAAACCCTTGCTAAAACCTACGCCGCCATCGTCGCCGGTGAACACATAGTTACCGGGGGTAGCTGACGTAAAAGTGTTTAAGATAATTGGATCGGCGGTAGACGCCGTTGCGCTGTCGTAAACAGCGACAGTTGGAACGGTACCTGAAGATACAAAAATACCCTTCAGTTTACCAAGACCAACCTTGACTTGTGCGGTAGCACTCAAAGATACAAAAGTAGCAGCCATATGTATTATCCTAAGCCAAAAATTTCAATTTGTACAAGGTTGAATAATACAACCCAAAAATCTCGTCGATAATGTTTTGCAA